ACTAGGAATGCAAACCAGCGATAAAGGTCTTGAGTTTACTATGAGTAGTGAGGGAGTTCGTCTGAAAGCCTATCAGGATACTGGAGGAGTTTGGACGAATGGCCTTGGTCACACAGGCCCTGATGTTTTTGAGGGGCAGGTGATTACTAAGGAGCAGGCACTAGCATGGTTTAGAAACGACATTAAGGGAGCTGAACGGGCTGTTGATCGTCTTGTCAAGGTTGCGCTATCTCAGGGGCAATACGATGCTTGTGTTGACATGGTGTTTAATGTGGGGGAGGGTGCTTTCAGTAAAAGTACTTTCCTTCGTCTTCTCAATGCTGGCAACTATACAGCAGCCAGTGAAGAGTTTAAACGCTGGGTGTATGACAATGGTAAGGTACAGCCGGGCTTGGTGAAACGAGCAGCAGGTAGGAAAGAAATGTTTTTGTCCAAATGAAAAAGGGCTCCCCGTCAAAAGGGAGCCCTTCTTTTTTGCTTATTCCTCAGCAGAAGCCCATTTCAACAGCATGAAACGGGCAATGAAGAAATCAATGACGACACCTCCAATGAGGTTTTCGTCTACGTCGTCACCGAGAAACTCTAGTCCTAGAGAAACACCAGTGATAAAACCCACACTAAATTCATACATTGTTAAACTCCACAAGAGCCACCATGGCCCGTAATGTCACACACATCATGTTCCTCGAACACAGTACCCTTATTGTTCACTGCGGTTTCGTAGTCACATTCTGTGATGGGTTGACCTCCTCGACTACCATCTGGATAACAGGTAAATCCTCGGAGGCGAGGGGCATACTTTGCAAGAACTCCAGCAAACTTATCCACGTTCCCGCTGTTATTCTCGGATGTTCCCCAAGCAGGGAGGTTAATCGTGGATGAGATCGACATATCAACGTAATCTTGAATGTCTGCTTGGAACTTGATTCGTCGTTCATAATCGTGACTCAGTTTGTAGGCGGTGTCAATTGACTCTGGCTTGAGGCCATATTCTTTAATGAGTCGGTCTGCTGTTGCGTCAACAACGTAGGAGTATTTCCACTTGGTTCCTTCAGTAAGGAAGCGTCGCTTATACGCGACTGCAAAAAGCGGTTCGATGCCTGTTGTAGTTGACGCCAAAATACCAATCGTCAGTTTTGTTATCATGAGGCTCTTTATCCTCATTTCTATATGTTTCCATATAGCTCAGACTATATCTTCACCCACATATTTGTGGGGCTGGACGCTCGTGGGGACATTACTGACTCGTGAGTCTCGATCCCTAGTCGTTGCACCTTCCGCTGCATCACTGCTACGGCTTGGCTCAGGGTTAGCATAGTTAGCAACCAAAGTACACCAATGAACATACTCTTCAACAGAATACTGCCTACGCATAGCGTTAAGGATTTTATGTATCCATTGCACATTATCTATTGTGTAGTCCTTGGAATTGTCAATTCGATCCAAGGAAGCAGACATTAGAGTTTTATCTAAATTATGCTGCTTATTAATCACAGTAGTTAACGTAATAGGAACCCCGGACAAAGCACACAAACCTTGTTGCTTATTAAAAAGTTCCCACAATTCCTCTGCTGTCACGTCAAACAGCAGACCACGTTCTTTAGCTTTTCTTCGGAGATAGGTCATAAGAGTTCCAGAAACCTGCCCGACTCCTGTAGAAGTCCAGCGATGGTTTTCTCTTATAAAGTTTCGTTTTTGCATAACTTTAGCCTTTCTCTGAATTCATCCAGATTATTATTCAGTGAATTACTTCACTGCCAGGCAGTTTTTGTTTACCTGTGGGGGCAATTGCTCGATAAGCAACTGGACGGCTGATAAAGAACCTATCACAATGCTCGTTAGCTGCTTTTTCAGACTCTTGTTCATATACTTCCAGCCATTGTTTGAGTTCGGGAGTTACTTCGTATTTTTGTCCTCGTTGGAGGAGCCATTCATGGATGCCCATGAGTCCCAACCCAAGACGACGATTCTTTTCTCTTACCTTGTATACCTTTTCATAAGGGAGGTCAGCTCGTAGAGTACCGCAAACAAGAAACTTACTCGCAAGAGAAACCACAGAACGAAACTCGTCAAGGGTTCGGACATTACCCAAATTGACGCTACCAAGATTACAAACATCACTGTCGTCTTCTGAAGTAACCTCAGTACAAGCATTCCTAAGGGTTTCATTTTGTTTATCTCCAAAGTTGAAGCTAAAGCCAGGTTCACCTGTTTCCATGGCCTGCCGCACATTCTGCATGAAGACAGCGTTGTCAGTAAGTGAACCTTCTTTGTTTGTAGATGTACCATACAGAGCAGCGTCATCGTAATTGACGCTAATGTTGGTCATGTCCAATGGAGCAGGGAAATTGAAATCAGTCTCTTTCAGAGACTTGATGGTGGAGGACCAATTCTTTGCTGCCAAGAATGCAGGGATGTCCTCATGTTGCCAATTAAGCGAAGCATAAATTGCAGATCGACGAGAACCTCCTTGCATGACGTTTCGTCCAATTTCGTTAATTGCGGACATAAGAGGCAAAGGTCCGCTTGCAGTGCCTCCAGTTCGACCAAGAGGCTTTCCGGCAGGTCGGAGTCGAGAGTAATCAATGCCAATACCTCCACCAGTCATAAGACAAGACATTGCTCGCCACGTTACGTTGCTCCATTCTTCTCGTGTGTCTTCTTCAGCTCGGAGGAGATAACAGTTATTGTAAGCTTTGTACGGCCGTCCTGCATAATAGAGATATCTACCTCCGGGCAGGAACCGCATTTCTTTGATATGTTCTGCAAGCTCCTTTCGATCCCCATCAGACATGAGAGACGGTTGTGTTCCCCATCGAGTTCCACAAACATCTTCAACCAATCGGTCAGCGAGAGCATCCCAGCTATCATTCGGTCCTTGGGCATACTTACTCCTAAAAATTGTTTCTGCAAAGGGAGTTTTAAAGCGTTCTTTAATCATTAAACCTTTCTAATTACAACAGGAGGCTTGTTACTACCACCAAGCTGTTCATATTCTTTCTTACGTTTATCGGCTTCCATGTTACATTGCTCACATTGGGGACCACGCTCTTTGTGATATTTGTTGGTTTTCATCCATGTGTTGTGCTTAGGACATTTATGCTTGTACACCAAGAAGAGCCCCCCATGAATGTTTCATGCTGTCAGGAACCAGAGCAGCAATTTTGTTAGCCACTTCTTGTGTTTCCAATTGAGAATGTGGATCGGTACGCAGCTTAACGACACGAGCAAATGCCATCAAACTACCGCTCCAAATCCACTCGGTTTGGGTATTTTGAGGCAACACCATACGTGCTTGCTCAGGAGCAACACCATCCATTAGAAGACCATGATAGGCCGTCAAGCAGAGTTGGGTGAGGTTTTCTGGAATCATGTAATGAATTCCAGCACATACCGTCTCAGCCCGCTCATCTCTACTGCCCTGTTTCACGTTTTCTGCTCGCTTCCTCCACACATCAGGAAACCAAAACTCAGGTTCTTCATCCACATATCGTCGTGAAACTTCGTTCCAAGCAAGGCCCACTTGATGTTTGGCAAGCTGTCGTGCAACAAAGATGGGAGCCTTGATACGGAAAGACAAGAACACATGAGCAAACGGGCTCCAATGATTGTGCTTAGCTAGGTAATTGATGAGTTTCTTGTCCTTGTCAGATAGTTGCTCTCCATCATCACAAAATCCAGCTACTCCATACTCCCACTGTGATTCTTTATGAAAGCTTACCCTCGCGGCGTTCACTACGTTCAGGTCCGTCCCCATCGAATCGACTAGGGCCACTATCATGGGTGAGATAATCATTGATTAAACTTTCTGCCTCTTCTTCTTCAATTTTACGTACAAGATATTTCTTGCTAAAGTTTTGACGTTCTGGAGCGTCAGTGGGAATGTGTGTTTTGTTTTTCATCGGCAAGCCCTTTCAAGAGCATCCCTGTTCTCTTCAATTTCGTCTTCTAGAATGTCAACCAAGTCACAGAGTTCATAACCCAGAATGTCCAAGAATTCTGTAACGTCTAGCTTGTGGATAATTAGTAGTTTCAGTTCATCATTCACCTTTTGTCCCCAGTTCCTACAATAGTACCTCGGAGCTTACGCTCATACAGCTTGTCCAAATTCATCAGAGCAATGTCCTGTAGAGAATAGCCAATAACTCCGGCAGCAGCAGCAAGCTGCCACAGGGTATCTCCTAGTTCAAATGCTGCTGCTTCTTTGTTTAGCTCTGTTCCTGCCCTAACAGCTTTAGCAATCTTACCGGCGTATTCACCCGCCTCTTCGTTAAGGGCTAGAGCTGTGTACAACAGTCCAACACCTTCTGGATAGACAGCAAATTCCTTAGCTGCTAGTTGGTATTCATTCAGATTCATTGGGAGCCTTTCCACAGTTCTTTAGGAGAGCATGGAAAAAAGCCTCCAAATTTGGTGGGAGCAGAAACCTCACTCTTTGCTTTATGAATCTCGCTTTGCAGTTCAAGTTGTTTCAAACGCAGCTTACTGTCCATCTGTGTCTCAAGAAGTTTCTCAAGGAAATGAATGGCCTTCTTGATGTCTTCTACACCACCCTTGTCTTTCCAGCGGCTGATGTATTTGACAGCACATCCATCAAGGAAACCAAGCTGCCAATCGACAATGGCATCCCAAGGTTGAATGGTGTATTTCTTGTAATGGGTGCCTGCCACCTGCTTGTCGTTAGCTCCCCCAATCAATTCTTCATCGGTCATTATCATCTTTCTTCAAAAACTCGGTACATTTGACAACATAGAAACCCATCCATCTCTCAATGACAGGCATGTCCTTAAACGGAAGTTCAGAACATCTTTCACTGCGCTTGGAACATACACAACACATAGACCCTTTAGGAATATGCGAAGGCATGTTCACACCACTGATATTCATTTGTTCCTACTTTTAAGATAGCTAAGAGAAAGGGGCATCATGTCAAACTCCCCATTGTCAACTTCATGTAGCATTAAGGCACCACGCCAATGCTTGTTTCCTTGTGGGCCTAGATAAGACTCTTCATGTTCGTAGCAAGAGCCAGCAATGATGGCTGTCAATCGCGTTCCATCAGCCCTATGTCCCGTTGCACATTGGAACCCTTGTTGGTGTCCCTGTACGCAGCTTTGATGCTTCTTCGAGAGACAAGCAGCAGCACTAGCCACAGGCCGGCCCAATAAACCACTAGTGAAATAGTGACTATAGGCAACACCATCAATGACCACAACGTCGAGAAAAGGATGAACCTCCCACCCCCACTGTTCATAGCGTAAATCGCTGATCGAAAGGACACCATCCAGTTTTGGGTCCGAGTTGACTGCCCTGTTAATACGCTCTTCGTGGTTGCCAAGAGTGAGTACCATGCGAGGCTGATAGAGCTTCTTGTGGTTTTCACGCTGTCGGTTGTTGAATTGAATAAGTGGGTGAAGTAGAGTAGCCATGGCAACATGTGCTGCCTCAATGTCTTTAACATACCGTTTACCTTCAAAGGTTTTAGTACCTACATCGTATGAGGACAAGCTCTCCATGTCTGCAAAATCCCCGATGCAGATGAGTACATCGGGTTGCTTGTCTACAATGTATTCACCAATCTTACGCAGGAATGTAAAGTCTTGTCCATACTTAGCTTGTACATCCGGGATAATGAAATGGCGTGTTTTATTGCTCATATGTGTTACTGGGGTCTAGGGTGATGGGGATTGTTCCTAGTTGCATGAGATAGGTAAGTCCCACTCGCAACACCAAATCTAGTTCTTCTGGGGACAACTCACCTTCAAACCTAGCACCCCCTTCAGGCAACTCAATTGTTTTTGATACTTGCACTACGCTCCTTCTTACTTTTTTCTAGATGACAGGTCTTACAAAGCACTTGGAAATTGGCCTTCTTACAGAACATGCGTTCGACATATGTGTTCCAGTCAACAAACCCTGTCTTAGGATCGACAACAGGTTTCTTGTGATCCACTTGTACGTCCTTAGCAGGGAAGTCTTGTTTGCATTTCTTGCATTGATAATGCTGTGCAATGCGGCCTGTCTTCTCGTTAATCTTCTTCTCTGTCTTGGCTTCGTTCAGTGTCTCATACTTTGGAGGCCAACGACGACTTCCTGCTCGTAGAGCAGAAATAATGAAACTTTTTTTACGAGCTTCTGTCCATTCCTTGATAGTTATCGAGTACCTCCTGTTTAAACGACTCATATCGTTCCTTAGCTTCTACCTTAGAGGCATAAGAACCCAAATATACCAATTTACCATCTATTCGTAAACGGGGGTAGTATTTACCATTTAATTCCGAGACACCTAGAACACCGGACCTGTTGTTGTGATGGGGTTTGTGTTTGTTCAACATATTCAGTGTCTGGTCTACATCTCGTAAATTCTCCCACCGGTTGTCAGCTTTATTACCATTAATATGATCTACCTGATCTTGTGGCCACTGACCCGTCATGTACAACCAAGCCAATCTATGTGCTCGATATAGTTTACCATCTGCTAAGACCCTGATATAGCCCTTCTCATCAAGAGCCCCAACATGATTATTGATCTTTTTACTGAAAAAGAGTCCTGAAGTAGGACTATACTCTAGAATTTCTTTTAGTCTGTCATAGGTGATGGGAATTCCCATACTTCTCCTTCTTTACGCCTGATCCACAAACAGCGCCCGTTCATTAGCAGGGTTTCATCGTTGTTGTACATATCCCTAACATGCTCAAACATGTCCATCTCCGTCTCACAATGAAGCAGGAAAGCAACAGCAGGTTCCAAAAACTTAGGAACTTTATGACGTGCCTTACCATCGAATCCAAAGATGTTGTCTGTCCGATCCCCCATGATGAGTTGGTAGTAGAAATGCTGAATACCTTGATGCTCAGATACTTCTTGAAACTCCTGCTTTACAAAGTTGTAATGCTTTCCGGGAATCATCAGGAGGTCTTTATCAATGGTGCAAATCATTGTGTTTTCAGAGGAGCATTGGACAATACCCATACGGTCATCCGCTTCCTCTCCCTCACACACAGTTGCTTGCCATTTAACACACAGCTCCTCCCTCACAGCCTGCAAGTGCTTAGGCCGTGGCATGTCCTTTCTGTTGGCTTTATATTGGGGATTGTACAGGAGACGAAAATTGTCGCTACCAGTAAGAAAACAAGAAACAGAGGATGCATTGGTTTCATGTACAATGCGCTCCATCATTTGATTTGCTTGCCATCTTGCAATGTGCTCATCTTCGTTTTCATTGGCAGCAGCACACCTATAGGCTACGATGTCTCCATCAACGAGGATGTGTGTCATTTAGCTGTTAGGAAATATTGCTGCAAGAGATAGGCAAACCCATCCACAAACTTCTCATCATGGGGACCGTTGTCTCCTGTAGTGAACAGGATGGCATGGACAAGTTCATGGTAGAACGTTTGCTCAATTTGAGTATCTCCTTGACCGTCTCCACCCTTGAGCTGGATGATGGCTTTGGCAGGAAGACATTCCCCTAAATTGAGGAGGTGAGGATTGTACCCCACCTTCCATGTGTGTCCTGCTAGCTGGAATGTTTTAGGAATCATTCAACGTCCGGGAAGCCGGGAGGAAAGTCTTCAAACCCACTGTCACCTTGAGTAGCCTTACCTAACACATAATCCTCATAAATCTTGGCTACAGCCAGAACATCAGCAGGTTCCAGTTTCTTGCTACCAACAGCAAGAGTGCTGATAGCACTAGACAGAGAAGACTGACGGATAATAAGGACTTGGCGTTGGGCACGCTCCTCTGCTGTTTCATAGGTGCTTTTTGTTGGCGTGCTTGCCACCGGCTTACTTCCTGCTGATACGCTGGGAGCAACGGTTCCGTCACTTTTGCTGATGGAGGTCCAGTCGTTATATCCTGCTGCATTCTTCACAACCTCCACTTCATAAGTTTCACCCGGCTGTGCAACAGAAAGTGCCTTGAAGGTGTCTGCCGTAACACCAAAACTCATAATTTTCTTTCCCTCAACTTTCCCTTGAAAGCTGAGGTTTTTGTAGGCAACGTCAGCAAG